CATGGCATGGTTCACCACATAATTTTGATGAGTTTGATTTAGGCGCTATCGGTAGTGGCGAAGGAAATCAAGTTCATGGTTGGGGTTTATATTTTGCTAAAGATAAAAAAGTATCTGATTTATATAGGAGTGAACTATCTTTAATTCATGGTGTTGATAAAGGCACATTGTTTAAAGTTGATATACCAGATACTAAAACAATGATTGATGAGCAACAATCGTTAAATGTTTTAAGTAAAGAAACGAAAGAAAATTTAAACGCAGCAATTAATGCTTTGCCAGAACAAGAAAAAGAAGTATTTATCAATGAATATACAAATAGTCCTTTGTTTAACCATTATGCTAAAAAAGAAATTGATGAGTTAGATAGTAAGTTTAATCAACTAGATGATGAATACCGTTTACTCAAAGATAAATACCTTGATGAATTTCTTAAAGAAGATCTTAACACGATTACACAAAGAAACCTAAATAGATTGTCCGAAAAATACAATATCGATTTAAATGCATTAAAAGAAACCCCAAATACTATAAAAGATATAAAAAATCAACTGGATACCATGTGGTTTAATGCTTTGGTAGAACTTGGTACGACTAAAGAAAAATATAGGGAGAGCTATTGGGGTAAGTATAAAAAAGATTTTTCTGCACTATTAAATGATGGTGGTATAAATGGTAGAGATTTTTATCTGGCATTATCAAAAGCGCTAGGTAGTGCAAAGCAAGCGTCAGTACATCTTAATGAGTATGGTGTCAAAGGTATTACTTATATTGGTGCGCAAGATGGACGATGCTATGTAGTGTTTAATGACAAGGCTATTAAAGTAATTCAAAAATACAATCAATCTATTAATGGTATGACAGAAATTAATAGCCCTACTGACCGCCTTATTCAAATCTTTAAAACGGCTGACCGGTCAACATTCCTCCATGAAATGGGACACGTATTCTTTGACGATATTAAGAACCTAGCGGAGATGGAAAACGCCCCAGAGCAACTTGTTCTAGATTGGAACAAGTTGAAAGAGTGGTCTGAATGGGATGATGCGAAAGGTGCTGACAATACAAAGGCACATGAAAAATTTGCTCGTGGATGGGAGGCTTACCTTCGTGAAGGTAATGCACCTACTAAAGGATTGCAACGTGTATTCCGAATGTTCTCTAAATGGCTAACCCGTATCTATCGTGCAGTATCACGCTTAGGCGGTTTGCCACCTAAGGAAATCCAAGACATTATGGCCCGAATGATCGCTACCCAAGAAGATATTGATGCCTACACAAAAGAACAGGCACTTGAACAATTTGAATCCAGTAAGTTATTTAAACAACTCGATGAAGCTGAGCAAGCAAAGGTTCAAAGCTATATTGCCGACGTCGGGGAAATGGCAAAAGAGCGTGTTATGAAGCGGTATATGAAAGAATTGGAAAGTCGCCCAATCAAAGAATGGAACGATGAAAAAGATTCTATTCAAGCTGACATTGAAAAGCGTTTAATGGAACAGTACCCAATATTCAAAGACCATCAACGCTATAATGCATTTGGTAAGGATGCATTAGCCAATACTCGATATGATACGTTAAAAGAATTAGAAGCCGCCGAACGTAAGCAAACTGGATTTACATTTAATGAAGCTGTTAATCAGGCTATGGAATCTGCCGAGCAGGCATTCATTGAAGATAACCATATTGGCAAATCTAATATAGAAATTGCTGAGGAATGGTTATTATCTTATGATGGTCAAATGAAATTAACCGAAGAGGAAGCTAAAATCATTAAGTCACAAACCAATCGTGATCTTGCGAAGAACTGGAAATTGCTCGATAGGTTAAATCGACTTGACGCTAATTCAGAAACAATTGAATCTGATTTGGAAATAATTGAAAAAGAGTTAACAAAAGAGCAAAAACTTCGTAAAGAAAAAGCAAAGGTTGATAAAGAGCTCGGTTCTGTTTCTAAAGAATTAGATAAAGCTAATGATGAAATCGAACGTTTAAAGAAACAACGAAATGACTTGAAGGAAGAAGCTAAAAATCGTGAGTCTGAATTGAAAGATGAAAATAGCGAATTAAGTAAGCGATTGACATCGATTACAAATCAACTTGATAAGGTAACAGAGCAAAAAGAACGATTACAAGTGCGGATGCAGGAACGCATGGATAATCAATCCTTAAGTACATTGGAACGCATTGAACAACTAAAAGATCTTTTACAAGAACGAATCGATAATGTAAGAGCTATCCGAGATAGTGGTGTAGGTGTGGTATCTGATTATATGAACCGTGCTAGACAGGAATTGGGCGATTTGACCTTATCCCAAGCTAGCCAATATAAGAAATATCAAAGCCAAGCCATTCGTGAAGGTAAGCGTGCTGATAGGGCGTTGGCAGTTAATAAACTGGAAGAGGCTTTGCAAGCTAAACAGTTACAACTTCTAAATCAAGCGAGGGCCCGTGTTGCGTTTGACAATGCACTTCGCATTAAGAAATTACGAACCAAGCTACTTGATAATCTCAATAGAATGACACGTCCTAAGAATCCGATTACGATTGAACCTAATATGCGTTACTTTTACGCACACATGGCATACCAAATGGGACTTACTAAATACGACGGACTGGAACCAGTAGACGGATTCAATATGAATGCGGTTATTAATGCATTAGATCCTGATGCGGATATTCTAGGCGACCAAAGTATTACATTCCTTGACCCATGGATTGTACAGCTATTCTTTAGTAATACGCCTATGTCATTTAAAAATCTTACAGTGAGTCAATTGAACACATTGGAAGAACTAATGACAGGCATGTATAAGAATGGACGAAATGCCTATGAAGGCTCTACTATTCTTAATGATAAAGGTGAATCAATTACATTTGATGATGCAGTAGATGGCATATTAACGGAAGCAATCGATACATTTGGTAAAGTTAATGGGAATGTATTTAATGCACAAAACAATCAAACTGGGTTGGAAGCTGTTGCAGGACTTATCAATAAAGGCAATTTATCATTGCTCAAGGTTGAAACATTCTTACGCCGATTAGGACCAGATGCTGTGAAATATATCTATGATCCGATTAGCCGTGCAACACAAGCATTTAACGAACGCAAGGAAGTGTCTATGCGCCGGTTAGCCAAAGATGTATCCTCTGTATATGGCAAGCGTGAATTATTTAACATCCGAAATAAGCATATGTACGATGTTGGGGAATTACGCAATTTAACCAAAGAGCAAGTAATTGCATTAGCTTTAAACTGGGGGACAGAACGTAACCGACAACGGGCAATGGAAACGGCCAAGGTAACTGAAGTTGAAATGGAAAAGGCCTTTCAAGAAATCCTCACTGATAAAGACTGGGAATTCATAATCCGGACATGGGATCATATTAATTCATTTTACAAAGAACGTAGCAAAGTTCAAGAAGAGTTATATGGGAATCCATTAAAAAAGGAAGAAGGCATTACATTCTCTATTGGTGGCCGAACTATTATCGGTCAGTATTATCCGATTGTTTATAATCCGGAAGTCAATGCAAGTATATCTGATAAGGAAGTTGAAGATATTGCTAAGACTATGGTTAGCAGTAATGCGATATTAGGAACTGGTATGAGTGCTACTAAATCACGGTTAGATGTAGTTAAGGATAAATCATTGTTGTTAGACTTTGACGTTATTCCGAATGCTATTACCGAATCAATCAATCATATAACTATGCGTAAAGCTGTGACGGATGTGAATCGGTTAGTAGCCAATAGAGAGTTTCAAAACTATATTGTTGAGAAATTTGGAATGAATTCCTATCAATTCTTGCGGACTTGGGTTCGTGATAATTGGAAGGATGAAGCGGCTAAGCTTGATGCATTTGGTAAGATTGTAACAACATTAAAACGGAATACATCAATGGCCATTATGGCTGGCCGTGTATCAGTTGCTATTCAGAATACTTTGAATATTCCTGTTGCCGTATATCGTATTGGTGCGGGTAATGTCTTTCGAGCTGTTAACCATGCAGGGGTAGGGTTCTATGGCCATGGTACAGAAACCTACAATAATACTCGTGATTTTGTTATAGAGCAATCCATATTCATGAGGGAACGTATTCAAACTTTAGATAAAGACCTCAAAAAAGGATTAAGCATCCAAGGAAAGGGGCTCCGCATTAATGACAAGAATATCGGCGGGTATAAGTTTGAAAAAGGTGCTGCAATCCGTGATGAAATTAATAACATGGGATTCCGGTTGCTCACAGAAACAGACTTCGCCTTATCTATCCCGGTATGGAAATTCGCTTATGATCAAAAGATTGCTGAACTCCAATCCAAGGAAGGGTTAAGTACTGAGTGGATTAATCAACAAGCAATTGAAGCAGGTGACCGAGCAATACGAGATATATTCGGAAGTGGCGACACTAAAGACGCCGCAGCTATTCAACGAGCAAGGAATCCATTAACGCAGCTATTTGTTCCATTTTATTCATACGCAAACACCCTATACAACATTATTGCTGAAGGGTGGTATGCAGGAAAAGATAAAGGGGACTGGACACAATTTGCTCGAATGCTATGGTGGACAGTTGTATCACAAGCAATTGGCATGGTAATTTATAAATCGCTGACGAATGGTGACGATGATGATCCGGAATCTATCGCCAAGTCTTTTGCCGAAGAATTTGTACAACAAGGAACCATGGGTATTCCGTTAGTGAGAGATATAGCCACTATGGGTATGAAATTTATTTTAGGAGAACGTCCATACAATAAAGGTAATACCGTAATGGGATTAAGTATCTTTGAGAAATTATGGGATACCGGTCAAGCTATCTCAAGTGACAATAAAGATATCGTTGATGTAGGCCGTTCGCTCAGTCAGGTTTCTAATCGTGTAACTGGTTTTAGTGATACCGTAACCGATGCTTTCTGGACATTGTTGCGTGTAGGGCTAACTGATACGGATGCCAAGATTGAAGATGTATTCATGTCAATTTTGTTAGACAAGCGTTTAAAGACTAAAAAAGAAAAGAAGAAGAAAAAATAAAAGTAAGGACTACCTAATTTCAGGTAGTCCTCTTTATATGCAGCAAAGAAAGGCGGGATATTGTGATTCCACAAGTCAACAATCCAGTTGTTCAATATCAATGTGATGGGGTTAACAAGACTTATATTTGGCCGTATGACTTTAATAATATTAAAGACGTTTCAATTATTCTAGTAGATAGTGATGGTAAACAATTTAAGCAAACAGGAAATATTGCATATGATGCAAAAAATAAAACATTGACATATCCAAGTACTGGCGATCCATTATCGGCTGATTACAAAGTTATATTGTTTAGACAAACACCAATTTCACAAACAACAGAACTTGCTAATAAATGGCCGTATAACCATATTGAAAATATGAGCGATAAGGTTATTTTGATTCTACAAGAATTAAAAGAACAATTAGATCGCACATTGCAAATTCGTGTAGGCGCTGATGAAGATCCAAATCAAGTTGCACGTGATATAGTCGATAATTCCATTGAGGCGGCTAAAAAAGCAATTGCAGCTGCATTAACTGCAGAGACTAAGGCAAATGAAGTGCAAGATAATGCAACAAAGCTAACAGCTATTAACGACAATATTAATGCATTATCTCAAACGGTGGATGATAAATTAGCGACTGCAAATACAGCTCTTATCCAAAGTGCTGATACATTTGAGAAAACCCAAGTACTTGCAGATAATACGAAAGCATATGCTGCGCAGGCAGAATCGAATAAGAAACAAATTAATGATTTAATATCTAAAGCAGACACGATTAAATCAGACATCGATAATAAACAAATCGCAAGTACAGGTAATGCTAAAAAGGCGGAAGATGCTGCCAAGCGTGCTGAAATAGCAGCATCGAAAGCCGAGGAAATAGCCGTTCCCGGCGGTAAAGGGATTGTAACTAAAACAGAAGCTGATGCTAAATACATTGGAAAAGAATCACTAAATGGTATTGTGTCGGTTAAAGACTTTGGTGCAGTTGGTGATGGTGTAGCAGATGATACGGTTGCATTTAAACGAGCTAATGATAATCTAAAGAATAAAATCTTATTAGTGCCAAATGGGCAATATAAACTGACTGAACATTTAACTTTTAATACAGTAGGTTCTGTCATGGATATGGGTGTATATACCAACATCAAGCCATATTATCCTACAGAAACACCAATGTTAAAAGGTGCATCCAACATAGCATTCGTGAAAAACATTACGTATGATGCAGAAGTTAACCAATGCCAAGGGTTTACTTACAATTCTAAAAAGAATGTATTTGTACTGGCTTGTATCAATGGTGAAGGTACTAATCAAATTCTTTACGAGCTTAACCCAGATACTTTTGAAAAAGTAGGTACTTATAAATTCAAGGATTCTGAGCGTCTAGGGCATTGTAATACCATGACATACAATCGGTATACAAATAAGATTTACATTACCAATGGGCTTAAAAATGGCAATAATTTGACGGTTATCAATGCCGATACTATGGCAATCGAAAATACTATTACATTACAAGAAAAGGTATTTAACATTGACTATGATCCGATTACACGAACATACGTATCCATTGTCCCTATCGCTGGTAACCAAAGAGTCAGAACCATCAATCTATATAATGATGAATTCAAAAAGCTGAAGACTTACCAAGTCGATTATATCTATCCAGACATGAATAATAACGGCGCCTTCATGCTCAATGGAGCTATTATGTCAGCAACACTAGGCAGTTTGGTTGAATGTACTCCGTTTGGGACGGTTAAACAGATCATTGAAATCAATCGTGAAACTGAAATTGAAGATATTGCGTATTACAATGGCAAGTTCTATTTTTCTGTGCTTACTCAAAAGCCTAACAAACGTCACCAAGTGGACATATATGTTGGCGACCCAAATTACGACTTTGAAAACTCAATCAATATGCAACGGTTGAAAAATCTTGATTATTTAGGGTTGAGTGGCGGCAAGATGAAGGGCCCTATTATCATGCCCAATAATACATCTGTGCAAGTAACAGATACAAACGGCGCAGCACATCATGCGGTTAAGATGTCTACTGGCAATAGTATGGAATTTGGCATGAGTGATAACCGTACCGTATTTCTCGGCACATCGTTAGGCTACTACGACAAGAACAAAAACAAAACTTTTAAAGTATTAACTGAGGACGATGTATCCGGCACCAATACTGGCGGACTAATGTTAAAAGAAGATGCCGAAAAAACGTATGTAAAGAAAAGCGGGGATACCATAAATGGTAATTTAGTTGTAGATATTATTAGTGGACCTAAATACAACCCTGACGATTTTGTAAAATCTCCATCAAAAATTACTGGACTAAAAGTTGGTGAGGCTAACGAGGTTATGATTGGTGGGAGAAAATGTTGGGGCACATGTATTTCTATTCCTTGGAGTAATTCTAATGATAATCGTGTATTAGGGTGTCAACTATATTTCGCAAATTCAAACGACATGTATATACGGTTTGATAATGATTCATCTGAATTTCCGTTAGAATGGCGCCGAGTTGCTACATTCAAATTAAATGGACATTTATTATTTGCAAACGGTGCAGAATTGTGGGTGGAATAATGGCAGTTATCAAAACCAAGACACCTAATGGGCAAATACAAACATACAATTTAACAGATAATTCTAAGGACACGGGTGGTAATTACATCCGTGTCCGTTTTAATGACCAAGATTTTTATGCAAGGGTTTCAGTGAATGTAACGCCATTAAATGTTGTTAAGTCAAATGGAGATAGAGGGTATGTGCAATATGACCCTATAGGATTCAATACATGGAAGTGGGAAGCATGGCATGTAGAAAAGTTTAACCGATGGTATGTGTACTTACCAAAAGGTAAATATAGAGTAACAATTACTGCAATGACAGAAAAAGCTTATGAATTAACGATTCCTACATCTAAAGATATTGAAATCACAATTACAACATATAGGAACAATAATAATGATGATTTCATTAGGTTTAATATTGACAATCAAATTTCTAGGAAAGAATTCATTGATAAGGGGATTAAGCGTTTAGTAATTGAAAGGACAGGGAACATATGATTGAAATCTTCGCTCCGCCACCATCTATTATGGTGGGATTAAATGAAAATGAACTTGTACAAATATCATTAGCTATATTTTGTACTTTGATATTGGTATTTGTTGATACGATATTGCGCATCTTGGTAGAGGTGCGCAATTTTAATATCGCAACAAATAGGCCTTGTACAGTTGCCAACACCATATTGGCCATACTTTGGCGTGGATGGTCAAGCGTTGAAGTTAACGGGAAAAAGAGACGGTTTTTAGTTAGCAATAAACTACGAGCGGATATGACTAAGAAGTTAGTCAAATCTTATCCTTGGTTATTTGTATTGTCGTTTATCTTACTTACATTGCCAGATGTAGAATTTATCTTCTTAGGTAGGTTAGATACGTTTTTAAGCACAGGAATGTATCTCATTCCCATTGTAATTGAGTTAGCATCCTGTGTTGAAAATATGATCGAGCTTGAATTAGTAGAATCGAGGTGGTTCAAACGTGCGATCGGTTTAATTCAGCAATTAATAGCATTTATTAAATCTGTAAAAGAGGCGATTAAATGATTGAAAAAATTAGTATTCGTGAGGTGTTAACAATCCTCATCCTAGGGGCGGTCAATGTAATGGCCGTCCTTTATGGTTATAACGAATTGGCCATGAGTATTTCCTCCGGACTCGTTGGCTATTTAGGAGGACGTGAATCAAATAGGAAGGAGCAAAACAAATGGAACTAGGAAAATTAAGTGCGGCATATGAAAGCAATGGGGACCCAGCTATTGTATCAACAGGTGAGGGAGACCGTGGGGGAATTTCGTATGGTGCTTACCAATTAGCAAGTAATTGCGGAAGTGTAGATGCGTTTCTTGGTTGGGGGTTGCGTCAAGAAGATGGATTCTATAAAGATTATGCAAGAGCCCTTCAAAGTGCAGGACCTATTAACTCTGATGAGTTCATTAGTAAATGGCAAGAACTAGGAACTGTGGATCCTAACGGTTTCATGGAAATGCAGCACGACTACATTAAATATGCTTATTATGATGTGGCGTGTAGTGAATTATCTAATCAATTATTTGATGTCAATATCCATAGTCGAGCATTGCGTGATGTTGTATTTTCTGCAGCTGTTCAGTATGGTCCCGGTGAAGTTGTTAATCTTTTTAAAGAGGCAATGCAATATGTTCCGGGTTGGGAGCCTGATTGGAACTTATCTTATGTAAACGACATTAAGTTTGACTGGGATTTAATTAATGGTGCATATGAACAGCGAAAGTTGCATCCATGGAACTATGAAGGTAATCCTAGTTGGTTACGTGAAAATCTTGTTGAACGGTTCGATGCAGAAAAAGCACAAGCATTAGAAATGTTCTCGCAAGAAATGCAAGAAAGGGGTCTATGATGAGCCTTTGGACTTTTAAGGTATTGTTTTACCTAAAACGGCATAAAATCCTCATAGGGGGGCTAATTTTAATTATTTTAGCTATTGTAGGGGTGTCTATATATAATTCATATCAAATCAAAAAGCCTGTGTTATTAAAACAGGAACAAGTAAAGGATTCTGTCAAATTAGCTAATGCTATTCATATTACCAAAGATGAAGCACAAGAAGTTGTTTCCAAGATGAAAACGGCTCAACCGGTAACCACTTATTATGTTCAGGCGCCTACGGTTGAACAGGCGGCCAAACAAACACAACAGGCTATAAAACATGAGGACCCGGCATTACCTAAAGCAGCAACGGAAAAGTCGGATAGAACCGCAGTAGTTGCTAATACAGATAAGCAAAAGGTGGACGTTTATAAAATTAACCTAAATAAGGCGCATAAGATAAAAGCTGGTGTGACGGTATTAGATAGTAAAGCCTATGAAACGATTGGCTATCAAGCAGGCAAGGTTGAAATACTAGCACACTTTGACGGACAGCATTTTGAAGGTGGTAGCGTTCTGTATACAGTAAAGGAATGGTGATCCAATTATCTCCGAGTTGCACGGTTTGCAACAGTCAACTATTAGATGATAGTTAATGGGGGTGATAAAATCAGTACACTATATCTCGACGATGACATGATGCCGTATGCTGATATATTTTTAAAAGCAATAGCCGATATCGAGGCATTGGGGTATTCTTTTAAACCTGATTTGTTGATACATAAATACATCGGAAGAAGTAAAAAGCTATTAGGCATAACATATTGGTATAATGATGACTCTTGCTTGATTGAGTTAAGTAAGAATAATCACGATAAAGATATTGAATTAAATACAATCTATCATGAACTGGCACATGCTACTGTTGAGTGCCATTTTAAAGGTCATGGTAAAGAATTTAGAAAACTACGAAAAAAGATAATTGACGCTTACAATATCGATATTGGCGGCGCAATATTACAATGAGGTGAAAAATTATGGCAAAGACATTTGAATTTAACGGAAAGACTTACAATTTCGCAGAAGATATTCAAGTTCCGGAAGAAGGTTTATTTGAAGCAACACTAGTCGATGAAAACAACCATCGATGTGAAATGCTCTTCAGAAATGGTAAATTGTTTAGACTAACTGAATTAGTTTAGAAGTAAAAATCGCAAATTTTACCACTAAACATAATATTGAATAGTAAATTACAACAAAAGGGGTACCCAATCGGTACCCCTTATTTTTTTTGCCGTCAAATAAACGTCAAAATTTATATGTTATTCTTGATGATTTTTGCGTATAATAGTACTATGTAAAAACTTGGCTACAATGATTATTACTGAAATTTAATTATATATGTTAAAATGCTGTCATATTATGGTATACTAAGTTAGATATGAGATTTAAGCTAATAAGCCTTGATATTATAAGGTTTGTTTTTATTTCGTCACAAATTCGTCAAAAATTCATCCAAAAATTTTTGATACATCCTGTGCGGCGTTCTTGCGCATCTCATCTGAATAGTGGACGTAGACATTCATTACAGTATTGATATTGTCACCAAGTAAACTTGCTACTGTTTTAATATCAACACCATTCGCAAGAAGTGTTGTTGCATAGGTGTGACGAAATGCATGGATAGTTTTATTGGGAACTATCGTTCTAATAGCATAATTAACATTACCAGTACTGCTAGTATTAATATTAAATAATCGCTCAGTATTAGAGATTGATTTATACTCTAATAATATATTTGATAGAATAGGTGGAATAGGAAGAATTCGAATACTATTTCTTGTTTTCGGTTCCTTTACTCCGAATGTGTTATTTGACGTCCTAGACCATTGTTTGTTAATTCGAATGGTATTATAAGCCAAGTCTATATCAAGCCATGTTAGGGCTAAAATTTCTCCATATCTAGCCCCTGTATATCGAGCAATGCATAGTAGGGTATATAGCTTTTTATTATCTATATATGTTTTTAACAATAAATCCATTTCATCCATGGTAAAAGTTGTTAATGATTTATATGTTTTAGTTGTAAAACGTTTAATATCTGCTACAGGGTTAGATCGTATAATTCGATATGGTTTAATAGCGAAATTAAAAATAGACTTTAGGAAAGTGATGTGCATATTCTTTGTACGATTGGCAAATTCAATGTCAGAGAGCGTTTTGAATATTATCTGATGTGATATATCCCTAACACGTTTTTGATGCAATACAGATAGATTTTTAATGATATATTGATATACTAATTTTGTATTTTCTGATATACCAATCTTTTCCCGCATATACAATTCACACAATTCAATAAATGTAATATTTTTAAGACTGTCATCAAGCGGATTGGTGACAGTCTTTTTTAATTCCTCAATAATTTTTTGCCCATAAAGTTTTGCTTCTCTTTGAGTAGCAAAACCCTGTTTGGATTTTTGCTTCCATTTTATACCGTCTTTATAGCTGACAATTATTTGGTAATTGCCATCTTTTTTGCGAACCGTCATATTGCATTGCATAGTTACACGTCCTTGCTATTAACCACGTGATAAAAGAATTCCTCATCTATATCTTCATCTAATTCTCTATCATGAGCAATCCGTTCTATTAGATTGATATGTTCTTTAGAATGAAAGTCATCGTGTTTAATATGTCCTAATTCGTGTAGTACACTAACTCGTTGAGCATCAAAAGGCTTATTTAAATTAACCAGTATAGAATGACTGCCATCTTCATTAAGACGTACTACTGCTGTTTGTGTTTTCTTTAATTGCGTATAAATTAAATTAATAGACATAACCATACCCCTCCCCAATAGAATTAGTTATCGTGACAAAATATATAAGTTTATATCACTAATTAAACTATTAATTTTATAAACAACATCAGATAGTTGTCGTTTAATAGATACTATTTCAGCTGTATTATCATCAATATCATTACTTAGAGAATGTAAATCATCACTGAATGATGCTATTTTACTTTCTATTTCGTCTATACGTTTAGATAACTTATCTGAATCATTATTAAAAGAAATATTAGAAACTGCATTGGAAAGATTATCAACTCTTTGCGTGAGTGTAACAATATAAATACTTTGTGCAATAATAGCAATAATTAATACTATAAATAAGGCTATCTGTTTCTTATTCATTTTATTTCCCCTCGCGTTTCTTTAACCCCTCAATTAAATTAACTACAAAATCAATATCATCTTTTGACATATCCTCAGCTGCATCAAACAACAATCGCATATCAGGATTGTCCTTCAATCTATTTGCATATTCAGCTACTTCAGGATCTATGTAATACGAATCATTTACATCTGACTTATCTTCAATTAAATCTGATTTTTCTACGCCAAAATAATGAGCCAACTGTTCAATTTTGTTCATTCTAGGCATCTTGGTTCCATTAACCCATGTTGAAACAGTTGATTTGTTTAACTTCAAATCAGCTACTAAATCCGCTTGTGTCTTTTTGTTTGCTGCTAATAAATTGCTAAGGTTTTGAGCAAACACTCTCTTGTAATTAGAATCCATAATAAGCTCCTATTCTCCTCTCCTGCGTACCTATATATTAATACTTAAAGTAGTAAAATACAATACTATTTTATAAAAAAGTTTACTTTTAGTATTGACATTCTACTTTTAGTAAACTATACTAATAATCAAAGGAAGGAGGGATAAATTGAAGCGATTGAAAATTTCTTTAAAAGCGGCGAGAGTCAACGCAAATCTCTCGCAAGAAGAAGTAGCAAGGAAAATGAAGAAATCCAAGGTTACAATCAATAATTGGGAAAATGGGAAGACAGAGATCGATTATGGAAATTTGAATGAATTATGTCGATTATATTCCGTCACCATGGATGATATTCTTTTGCCTTATTAGTCTACTTTAAGTAGAAAAGGAGAAAAACATGAAACAGTTCATCAACAGAAAATTTAATAATGTCCTAAACAACAGCTTTTTAACTGTAATGAATGACGAACTTGATTACAAACGGGAGATATGGGGGATAGAAAATATTACTAACTATGGTTGGGAATGTTTTCAGGATGAAGCCATAAATAAGGCTCGTGAAAACGAATCCGACGTACTTCGTCGGCACTACGGAAAGCTTGGTTCTCATAAAAACGTATATGGTCGTTGCTTTAATCCGATTTCTTAATAGGTGGTGGTTTAAATGCTAGTACAAAATCAAAAAGACCTGTTAGTAGCCAATACAGTTTATGGAAACACAGCAACTGTCTTTGGATGGGCAGGTCGAAATGCTGAGTATGCCAAGTACTGGCGAAAGATCATTAAAGATTATTTCGCAAAGCGGCATACAAGCAAACTTTATAAAAAATCTATCCACGGCAAAATTAGAGAATGCCGTGAAGCAGATAGAATGGCAAAAGTTGAATCAGGGATACCAGTATGGAACCCATAGTCTATACAACTAAAAATGTCGCTGAATTGCTCCAATGCAGTGAAAGCAGCGTCAACAATCTTAGGGAGCGTGGCATCCTCCGTGAAGTAAAAGGACTTCCGGGTGTTCGTTTCAATAAAAAAGAAGTTGAAGCCCTTGTAGGGATTGTAGATGAATACAGTCCGCTGCAATACAGGAAGTTAGAAAAGGAACGTGATTGCTTATTTGAAGAAAACAAAAAGCTCAAAAATGCTTTAAGAAAAATAACCAGTGAATTACTGGTTATGGTAGGAGGGGAGTTGAAGTTGTGATTACTGCTTTAAAATGGGCGGCTTTCATATGGATTATTGGATCCATGGGAAGCCTAGAAATCGATAGAATTGGGTTTATTCAATTCTTATTGCAAATCATTATAGGCGGACTTATTTGGGTGTTCGCTGACGTATATGAAAAAGAAAACGCCCGCTAATAGCAAATGGAAAGACTAGCGGGCGTAGGCAAATTGTACCTATAAAAATTATACCACGGAGAAGAAAAATGCAAAAAAAAATCGAAATCATATTAACACCTAAAGAAAATAGCAATGGTCATAACATGGAATTTATTGTTAATAAAGATGAATTTAATGGTGACGCAATAGAAATTGCTGCTCTTTTGGTTTCAGCTGCTTATAACTTCGGTTATAAAAATCTTGATACTACGCAATTTATAGCATTTTTAGAAGCTACAAAAGATATGTGTGAAAAGCAAAAAGAACTGGCTCTTATAAATGATTTGCTTAATACATTTGAAAAGGAGAAAACAAATGGAAATTAATTTAACACCTGTTGTTAGTCAAAATGAACAAGTATTCAAGTGGAACAAAGACGAAATCAAAGCTTACTTTGAGGCACAGTTAGAAAAGTATAAAGGCCTTGTAGTAACAGAAGAAAACTATAAGGACATGGTAAGTGCTAAAAACGAAATCGTTAAGTATAGAACAACGCTTGATAAATTCTGTAAAGAGAAAAAACGAGAACTCAAAAGACCAATTGAGTTATTTGAGGAAGAAGTAAATGAAGTATTGAAAGTTGTTTACGATGCAGAAAAACCACTTGCAGAACAAATCAAATACTTTGATGAAAAAGAGGTACAAGCAAAAACAGATGCTATCAATAAGTTTATCGAAAAGATGGTTGAAAAATACAACGTGCGTGAAGAATATGTAAATCAACTTCAACATGATAAACGCTGGTTAAATAAAACTGCAAAGATGAAAGATATTGAAATTTCCATTGAGGGAATGATGATTGAAATTTCAAAGCGCCAACAATCAGATGATGATTATAAACAAATCTTAGCAGAGAAAAAAGGCATGATTGAGTTTGTTGTAGATACTTGTAACCAACAATACGAACTTGCAACACCAATCACATTTAATGAATGTTGGGATGCAGTAAAAGATATGCCACTAGATCAAGCTAGAGAATTAATCAATGCAAAATTTGCAGAGCGTAACGAAATGGAAGAGGCTGCACGAGCAAGCATTACAAATGAAACAGTAGAACCAATCGAAGTTGTAGAAACAAAATCTGGTTTCAAAGTAACTGTTTATGACTTAACAGAAGATGATGTAAAAGATTTAACTGATTTCTTAGAAATGCGTGGTTACAAGTACAAAGAGGTATAGATGGATAGTAGATATAATGCGGTAAAAACTGTACCGCAATCAGCGTTAAAAATAATTGACTTTGGAAAACTTAAAGGCAAGTATGATATTTCTCCACAATGGAGATGGGAAATATTAACCGAAGTTTATGGTATGTGTGGTGTTGGTTGGTACTTTGACATTGTAGATACGGAACAAGTATTGGTAGAAGCTACTGGCGAAACGATGCTTTATGTAAAAGTAAATCTATATATCAAAGATGGCGATGAGTGGAGTAAACCAATTCCGGGTTATGGTGGTGATTTCTTAATCTACAAAGATAAAAATGGTTACCACGGAAATGATGAGGCATTCAAGATGGCGGTTACCGATGCATTAGGTACTGCAGCAAAAATGATTGGTGTAGGCGCTGATGTATATCGAGGTTTACAAGATACCAAAATCAATGCAGCGGCAGAAAAGGAAAAGAAAGAAAAAGAATTTGACCCTCACAATGCGTATGCAATCGTGCTAAAGATGGCAAGTGAACATGGGTTAAGTGAAGAACAAGTAGCACACCAATTAACAGAAATGTTTGGTGTTGGTGTGATTGATAACGTTACAAGAAATCAAATGTCAAAACTTTATGACTGGGTAAAAGGCTATGAAGTGGACAACAAGTAATATTGATATACTTCGTAGTCCGCTAGGTGTCATGGTAGTAATACCAGCACCACATGACAATGATCTAGCGAAATTAGATAAAGAAAAAGAATACGTGATTGAAATCAAAAAGAAATCAAAATCACGCAGCATGAACGCTAATGCTTATTGCTGGGTTCTATGTCAAAAGATAGCGGAAGTCATGAGTAACCATTCGTATATGTCTAAGGAAGATGTATATAGAAAAGCAATCAAAGATTGTAGTCATTTCACATATGTTCCAGTCCGAGAGGATGCAGTTGAACGCTATATAAACATATGGAAAGGGCATGGCCTTGGCTGGATAGCCGAAGATGCTGGCGAGTGTAAAAGCATCAGAGGTTATCACAACATCATGTGCTACCACGGATCATCAGTATACACAGTTGCAGAAATGCAAAGGCTAATTGATTGCTTGGTTGATGAGTGCAATCAGCTTGGAATAAAACTTGATGATAGCGATTATATCCAATCGTTGGTTAAGGAGTGGGGGAATGAACAAGCGAAAAAGGAATGATGATAAACTCTATAAAATTACAAGACCGCAAGCTATCGAACGAGATAGTATAGATGGCTATCCATGTTGTGTAATATGTGGAGCACCTGCTACTGAGGTACACCACATATTGCCTAGAGGTAGAGGCGGTACAAGCGAACTAAACAACCTAGCGTGTTTGTGTAGATATTGCCATGAGAACTTAGCACACGGAGTATTTGCAAAGGAAACAAAATTAAAGCTAGAAATAATCATTATGGAAAGGATGAAACAATATGAAAAGAATTGATGTTGTTGAACTATATGTTAAGAAACGCATTGAGAAATTAGAACAAACACAAGGTGAATACAAAGTAAATGCAAAAGAAATTACAGAACTAAATGATGTATTGGATGTAATTAATCAAGTGAATACATCAAAAAAAAGCCAAGAGTCTAATAAATTTGATGCATTTGTTTATAGCCTAAGTAAACTTAATGAACGATTGCAAGACGTGGAAGAAGAATAGTCTATGGCTGAAAGACGGATGATGGCAAAGTCCATTATTAAATCAGACCAATTCCTTGATATGCCAGCTACAACACAAAACTTATACTTTCATATGTTGCTAGATGCTGATGATGATGGGTTTGTAAATGCACCTAAATCTATCATGCGAATAGTTGGTGCTAAAGAAGATGATATGAAGTTGCTTGTAGCTAAACAATTTGTAATCGGTTTTGGTAGTGGAGTTATCGTAATAAAACATTGGAAGATACATAACTACATTCAAAGCGATCGTTACAAACCAAGTTTACAACCTGAAAGAAAGTTACTGGAAATTACTGCAAACAAGGAATATCAATTAAACGCAAGCAATGTATCCATTATGGATACAGAATGTATACAAGATGTATCCGTAGGTAAGGTAAGGTTAGGTAAGTCTAGTATAGGTAAGGTTAGGTTAGATAAGACTATAGAGGGCGAATGTGAGAAACCACATTCACCAAAGCGTAAAACTTTTACTAAACCTACTATTGATGAAATACAAGACTACTGCATTGAAAGAAACAATAATGTAAACGCTGAACATTTTTTTGATTACTATGAAAGCAACGGCTGGAAAGTTGGTAAAAACTCCATGAAAGATTGGAAAGCAGCAGTTAGAACATGGGAGCGTAGCGAATACAGAAAACCTAATTCTAAAAAGAATAGCAAGGAAGATGCAATGAACGTAGTAAAGGAGTTGATGGAAGAATATGAACAATCAGCAACAGATAGTGAAAGCACTATCGATGTTACAGCTAGCGTACAGTACTGATATGCCAAAGGAACGCATGAAATTATATGTTTATAAGCTATCAGATATTAACCCAGTTACGTTAGAACAAGCGGTGAATAATTTAATCGATAGATGTAAATTCTTACCAACGATTGCAGAAATCAGAGAGGAATGTTCCGCATTAAGTGCATATGTGAATATGCATGATGAAGTGGAAACCGCACAAACTGCATGGGAAAAAGTGATTAAAGTAGTAGGCACTTATGGAAATGACAAAGGAAAGGAGCATTTAGAGGGAATAACCTTAACGGCTGCAAGGACGATATGGTCATCCTTTGACCCTAGAATGGGTCATGAATACAACGAGGCAAGTTGTAGATCACAATTCATCCGTTGCTACGAGCAACTGGTAGAACGTGAGCAACACCGCCAACGTATGGCAAATTCAATCAAGGATAATCATGTGTTGTTGAAAGCACGAGAAAAGGCACAACATGAGAAAGCTTTGATAAGTGCAGGTCAAAAGCAAATAGAAATGACCTCTACAGGAAACTTGGTAGAGGTAGCAAAAGAACCAGTTGATGTAACAGAAATAATCAACAAAAGCAAAATATCTGACAAAGGAAAAGAGTTACTGAAACAAGCAATAGGGGGATAGATGAAACAAAACCCAAAGGAATTTGAAGTGAGTTGTAATGTATCGTTCAATGTTAGCTTTACAGTACTAGCAACTAGCGAGGAACAAGCAAGGGTAAAGATTGATAACCTACTTGAAATTATGCGGAATGAGGCAACAGTCGATTGCCACATTCACGAAGATTATGATGTGTACATTGATGATACAGAGACATCATTGAATGGAATGTATTACTACTAAGGAGAATTGAATGAACACAGTACAGATTTTAGGAAATTTAGCACGTGATCCAGAAGTGCGTTATACCCAAAGTGGTCGAGCGGTGGCCACTTTTACGGTAGCAGCAACTAACACCTATATTGACTCCACAACAAATGAAACGAAAGAACAAACTGCTTTCATCAACTGTGTGGCATGGGGAAAGCTAGGCGAAGCAGTAGGGAACTACCGCAAAGGAAACCGCTTATTCGTAGAGGGGCGTATTCAAACACGTTCTTACGAAGATAGCAACGGACAAAAGAAATATGTTACGGAAGTTATCGCCGGTTTCGTTGGTGTATCCGCCTTAAATGATATGGCAGCGGAAAGCAATTTTGATAGTTTTGCAGATGATAAAGGCAACGATGAAAACGTTCCGTTTTAAGGAGTGATAAAGATGGTTGAATTATTAGTTGTGGCGAGTTGTGGAACTGCTACATATAAAACAGAAACATATAAAAATAAAGAAATGTTTCAAAACGATATTGAAAATGTGAATGATGGCTATAAGAAGTTAATTACTTTTACAGACAAATTTGGAAAATTCGTTGCCGTATCTCCTGTTAATTGCGTTATCGAATGTGAAGATTGCGAGGAGTGAGTAACAATGCTAGTAAAAAACGAGAATGAGTGGTGCTGGTGTTTTAATGGGTATGTAGGATATCCCCAAAAAAGCATTGAAGATGCGGTTAATGATTTTGCGAAAACTTATCCAGATAGGGAAGTGCCAAAAGTTAGGGTTGCAAATCCATATTATTATATTCCGACTGTTGATGCAGACCACGTAATTGAAGATGTTATAGATTATGATCTTGACGATGAAATAGCAGAATGGTCGGAAGATTATCTACTAGATGTAAAGCAAGAACATATAGATGAGTTGCAAGAAGAATTAACAAAAGTATTTCACAAATGGGAAGAACGTAACGGATATAAAAATACATCGTTCGTGATTTTTGAAACAATAAATCCATTTGAGATCAGAAAGTGAGTGTTAACATATGAATGAATATCAACTTATTAAACAAATAGGTAAATGTCCTAAATGTGGATGCAAGGAGTTTGTTGTAAATTCAAAGGTTGATGGTGAAGTTTCTTATTTTGTAAATCTTGATGGTGAAGAGTGTGATAATTCGGAAATGTATTCAGGGCTAGATTACTACTATGACGAATGGTGCGTTTGTGCAAAGTGTGAAACCAAACTATTTAAATATAAAGATTATTATGCTAGTGGTGATTTTTTGCTTGAATAAAATAACGAAAATAAATGGTTAGTGTTTTTTAGGAAAAGGAGAAATAAAAATGAATAAAATTGTATCAGCTTTATTAGTAGTAGTTATGATTGGTGCGGTAGTTTGGAGTTTTGCGTTTGGTGTTCCAATGTACATGGTGTGGCAGCAACAAAAGGCAGGTGAGGCAGAACTTGCTAGAGCGGAACAAAATAGACAAGTTGCAGTATTAGAGGCTAAGGCAAAACTAGATAGTGCTGAAAGCTTAGCACAAGCCGAAGTAAAACGTGCAGAGGGTACTGCAAAAGCTAATCAAATTATCGGTCAATCATTAAAAGGTAATGAGGCATATATCCATTGGTTATGGGTTGATACTTTAAAAGATAGTAAAGACCAAATCATTTACATTCCAACAGAGGCTGGTGTGCCTATTACTGAAAGTTTCAGATTAAAAGAAAGTAAATAGAACAATTATGAAAATCGAGTTATTTAATGATAATTTTCAGAATTTTAAAAGATATGGAATACCAAAAGCACAGTTGGTGATTGCTGATATCCCATACAATCTAGGAAACAACGCTTATGCCAGCAATCCTATGTGGTATGTAGACGGTGATAACAAGAATGGTGAAAGCAAAAAAGCTGGTAAAGCATTCTTTAATTCTGATTACAACTTTAACATTGCAGAGTATTTTCACTTTTGCAATCGGTTGCTAAAAAAAGAACCTAAAGAACGTGGACAAGCACCTTGCATGATTGTGTTCTGTTCATTTCAACAAATGCCAATGGTGATTGAATACGCAAATAAACATGGGTTTAAGAATTATATTCCTATAACATTCAACAAGAATTATAGTGCGCAAGTGCTAAAAGCTAATATGCGAATAGTTGGTGCTACTGAATACGCATTAGTGTTATATCGTGAAAAACTTCCGAAGTTTAACAACAATAAGAAAATGATATTTGATCACTTTGAATGGAAACGTGATAACAAAAATATCGTTCCTAGCATTCATCCAACACAAAAACCAGTAAGCGTATTGAAAAAGTTGATAGAAATATTTACTGATGAGGGTGATGTAGTAATTGACCCAGTAGCTGGTAGTGGTAGCACATTAAGAGCGGCTATGGAGCTAGGAAGAAGTGCTTATGGGTTTGAAATCGATAGAAGAATGTACGCTAAAGCTAAAGAGGAAATGTTGAGCGATGTAAAAGTACAAACAAATTTAATGGAGTTTGCAGAATAGAAAAGAGAGATAACTATGAATGAATTTCAAGAAAAAGCAATTAATGCAGCAAGAACAGTTTTATTTAATGAGTTTGGTTATAATGCTAATGAAATAGCACCTATGGATATGTATATAGTTTGGTTTTGCAAAACATTACAAAATTGGAAAGCATTGGTAAGCGGTGTACATATCAAAGAGTATATCGAGGTTACATATAATGGAGATAAACAAGAGGTTTATGTTGATGTGTATCAAAAAGCAAGTAATCAATGCTTAAAAGATGGCGGTGATGATCATTGCCAATAAACAGTAAGCAAAAGGGCGCTAGGGGTGAACGAATGTGGCGTGATGTGTGCCATACTAATGGGTTCGATAAAGTACGTAGAACTGCACAATATTGCGGCAATACAGGTGATGCATCGGACTGTGTAGGACTACCGAATATACACCAAGAAGTGAAATTCGTTGAAAACTTGAATGTCCGTAAAGCATACGAGCAAGCGGAACACGATGCAAAACAAGCAGACAATGACGCAATACCTATAGTAGCTTGGAAGAAGAGCAACAAGCCGTGGTTAGTCGTAATTAGTGCAGATGATTTCTTCCGCATATATAAAGAAAGTGAGTGGAGCGACGAGGTGAAACATGAATGTAAAGTTGATGAATGAATACGTACAACTTCCAACAAGAGGTAGTGAAGATGCAGCTGGGTTAGACCTGTATTGCCCATTTCACATCAAAGTGCCTGCAGATAGTCAAAAGAAAATACCACTAGGAGTGGCGGTGGAAATACCAAAAGGGCATATGGGTTTACTTGTGCCACGAAGTAGCATGAGCAAAACACCACTACGATGTGCCAATAGTGTAGGTATTATTGATGCTGATTATCGAGGTGAACTAAGCATTGCATATGAAAATATATCGTGCAATGACTACACAATATTTAGAGGCGATCGCATCGCACAATTAATCATCGTACCAGTAGCAATGGTAGATGTATTAGAAGTAGACGAATTAACCGCAACAGAAAGAGGCGCTGGCGGTTATGGTAGTACTGGCAAATGATTAAACAAGCGTTAATAGGTGGTGTTTAGCAAACAATGTATAACCCAAAAGAAAAGCGTACGTGCAATATCTCTATTGAGGAGTTATTGGAATTGGGACGTGAACATAAAAGAAAACAAAAGATACATGCTTCAGCACATATAGGAGCATTAATTTATTTAATCGCATTAATAGTATTTGTGGCTTTTAGTATAGCTTTTATATTGTATTGGTTAATTATTGGAGGATAATAAAATGACATGGAATGAATTAATCGATCTGATTGATGAACATCAATTTGGAGAAAGTGATGTTAAATTGCTAACGGCAAATAATGATATTGTTGATGTAATGTGTGTTGCGATTGAAAAAGAATGTGATGATGTAATTTTGATTGGTGAAAGATTATAGAGGATATGGGTGGCAAATAATGTGTAAGAAAGATGGATTTTTCAATGCATTGTTGATATGTATGATCGTTTGGATTTTTACATTATTAATCGGAATGACACTTATCATGTTTAAACACATATTATTCAATGTTTGTTGATGATTAGAATATGGGCGGTGAAATATCCGCCCTATCATAAGAGGTGATTATGCGGTCTTATTATTTAAAACTAAAGAAAATGGCATATAGTTGCGTTGACTTTCAGATGCTTACAAAACATAAACAATTTATAGATAAGGCATATAATGATGGTTTTATCACGCAAAAAGAATATGGCAAGATGATTAAATTTATAGATCGTGTTGTAGCCAAAGGTCTTAAATGTGAAGAAATAGGGTTATAAGAGGTGAGTATGAGGATTTATAACGATATAAAAAGAATTGGTATGGAAGATACGATTTACACATTACAACGTGCGTTGACCTTTGTTTATAACGATGAGTTGCTAGAACCTAAAGTTACATATGATTTTGATAGATTTAGTATTATCTACAAATATGGTGATATCAATATAGGTATAGAATTACCATTGATTAAATTAGAATATTTAAATCTTACGTTAGAGCAGCTTGCGTTGGATATAAAGAAACAAGTTATATCACAATATAGATATGAAATCGATAAACAATATGGTGGTGTGTATGATTAATTTAGAGTTGTTATCTAGTGCTTTAACAATCGTTATTGGTGATGCAATCTATAAACCTGATGTTGAAAGAGAGGATTGTAGCATAAAAATTATATATAAGCTATCAAATATTACTATTACAGAATTATCAACAATGTTTGAGATTGAACATTGCATGAGGTTGGATTTTTTTGTGGATAAAATAAGACTTAAAATCAAACATCAAATATACAATTCATTATCAATGGGGGAAATACCAATGGAAATGTTAAATTATAGCGGATATGTAGAACACTCTGACTTTTACATAAGACCTCAAAGCTATCAAGATGCATTTAATTTCTTGTGCCAGCTTGCGGTAGGGAGTGATGAGAATACATTTTATATCGGTAAAGTTGTAGGTGATGGATTTGATTTTGACTTGGAAGATGAAGTGATGTTTGTTTGGAATGAGGAAAAAGGAGCGTGGGTAGGGAATGATCACAGATAAACAAGGTAGAGAGTGGTTACTTCAAAAGCTATATGATGATGGCTGGCGGTATTTGGTAATGGATAATTACGATAATTTATATTTAACAAATGAAAAGCCATCCATGTTTGATGATGTAGACGAAATCAGAATAAGTAGTTGTGAAAAGGCGATTGGTATAACTGCTATTAAGACGATATTTTCTGAGTTAAAACAAAATGAGTGTATAAACATTGCAGAAGAGTTAGGTATTATTGATTGGGATAAAGTACCAGTTGATACACCTATACTGGTAAAACAGAGTGGTGGTGATGATTGGGAAAAACGACATTTTGCGTTTTATAAAAACGGAAAAGTATATTCTTGGTTGAGTGGTACAACATCATGGACTACGGAAAACAATGATTATGTGTTTTCTTGGAAATACGCAAAACTAGCAGAGGTATAAATACATGATGTACTTTTTATTCTTTTGTTTGTTAATTACAGTAGGTAATACTAAAGATGGATGGGCAAATGCAATTATATTTGTAACATGGATCGTGTTGGTTTATATGCTAGCTATTAATGGCGCATTTAAGGATTGAGGTGATTTGTATTTGAGCGAACTGTCAAAGGAAGAAAAGAGATTAATAAATAGTGCTAAGGAATACCTAGAGCCGTTAAAAACAGTAGATAAAGACCTTGAGTTAATGGTGATGGAAATAAAGGAATTACAAAGTAACATAACAACGATTAGTGCTATTGATTACTCAAAAGATAGGGTAAGTGGTGGCGGTGTTCCTTGTGGATTGGAAAATAGCGTTGCAAGATTTATTGACATAGAAAAGGAACACCGTAGACGGCTTGATGAGTTAAAAAAGTATAAATGTGATGCAACTGATTTGTTATTCGATTTGCATGCTGCTATTGGTAGTAAGATATTAAGAGCAGAATACATATTAGGTATGACTACACAACAAGCATGTGCAATTTACGAAGAACATTTTAAAGAAAGACAAGCTTTGAGATATAGAGATGAAGCATTTATTGAAGTAGCCAAAAAGATATCACAAAATGTCAGTAAATGTCAGTAAATGTCAGTAAATGTCAGTATACCTATACTTTGCTATTAGGTATAATATATATGTAGAAGTTGCCACTAAGCGACTTTACTCACTCTTTCCTTGTAAAGGTAAATCAAAACACAACAACAAGCGCACCCACATAAGAGTGCGCCTTTGTTGTATATGGGTGAAATGTGGTGTGGGACAATTCATCGATGGACACAGAGTAGCAGCGCAACCATATACTGATTGATGAGTGAAATACAATACTTTTTTCTAATTTCAACTAAAGTATATGTTAAGAGAAAACTTGTAAAAATTTACTGCAAAACTGATATGGGTAGGTCGAATATTTTCAACATAGCTTATAGACTTTAAATACGAACCTACCCTAATTGGTTCTTACATATTGAATACTGACAACTAACTGGGCCTCCAAAGATTAGTCATATATTCTATTGTTACTTAACCTAACACAAGTACGATTCATCATAGTTAGTTGTTGGTATTGAGTATGTAATGATCATTGAAAACTAGGTGCTTTTATCTTTTTAACTTTGTTTTTCATAGTTGAAACCTAAAATTGCGTAAATTGTCATGTCATAAACAAAGCACCTAGTTTTGAGTGATTAATGCAATCAAAATGAATAAAACTATCACATAATGAGGTATATCTACGTGGATATATCTCATTTTTTGTATAAATCTATCAAAAGGGGAACATATGACACAGATACATTGCGATAGAAAGCATTGTTTAAACAATGACAAACATGGCATATGTACTGCCAAAACAATCGAATACAACGGCAGGTGTCAAACATATATTACACATAGTAGTGCAAGCAAAAATAAATGTGGCTTATGTGTTAGATCACATGGCAAGTTAAAAAGGAAAGGTGGCGAAGTACTTAAATGATTAAAGCGATTAAACAATCTGGAGCGTGGTGTTGGATGTGAATTATCAACCAACAATAAGAAAGCTATTAACCGCATTACGGATGAATGGTAGACGATATGTAGTCGATACAAGGCAATCATGGAGTAAATACGATAAGCCTTGCAAGATATATATTGTCAGTCGAATGTACACAGAGGAAGAGTACAAACTAACATTCCCTCATAAGTACAAAAAAGGCAAGACCTTTAAACAAGGACAACTTTATAAAAAAGAAAGCGAGTATAGTAACACCAAACAACATGAGGTGTTGCTATTTTTAGTTAAGACATATAAAGGTGGTGAGTAGCATTGACGAATATAGAAGAATTAGCACAAAAACTAACTAAGAAAGAACGCATATTCGCTGATGAATACGTTAAGACCACCAACGGAACACAGAGTGCAATTACGGCTGGATATTCAGAAAAGACGGCAAGAAGTAAAGCTAGTCAGTTGTTGACAAAAGTAAACGTGCGCCAATATATAGATGCAGTCATGAACGAACGCAGCAAAGACACAATCGCAACGGCTGATGAAGTACTGGAATACTTGACTAGGGTCGTTCGTGGAGAAGAAAAAGATGCATTTGGTTTAGATGTATCTGTTGCCGATAAAACGAAAGCAGCTGAACTGTTAGGTAAACGGCATATGCTATTTACTGATAAGGTGAAATTATCTGCAGAAGTAGAAATTGATATTTCTGACCGTATGAAAAAAGCACGGAGTAGATCTAATGAAGTACAACAAAGCACAGCTGATTGACGCACTTGCATCATTTGCTGATGATCCGTTGGGGTTTGTGTACTTTGCCTTTCCTTGGGGAGAGCCCGGGACGCCATTGGAGAATATGGAGGGGCCTGATGAGTGGCAACAAGAACATTTGAAATATCTAGGCGAGCAATTAAAGAAAGGCAAGTCTTTACAGACTGCCATTCGTACTGCTCACGCATCTGGCCATGGTATCGGTAAATCTGCCGATGTATCATGGCTTATTATATTTGCAATAGCTACTCATGAGAATACTCGTGGTGTTGTAACGGCAAATACCGATACACAATTGCGATCTAAAACATGGGCGGAACTTGGCAAGTGGTACAACATGTTTGTTGGCAAAGAATTATTTACCTACACAGCAACAGCAATATTTTGCAGTGATAAAAAATATGAGAAAACTTGGCGTATTGATGCTATTCCTTGGAGTGATTCAAATCCGGAAGCGTTCGCAGGTCTTCATAACCAAGGAAATCGAATACTGGTTATCTTTGATGAAGCTTCTGCTATTTCTGATAAGATTTGGGAAGTTACTGAAGGGGCTCTTACGGATTCCAATACGGAAATTCTTTGGTGTGTCTTTGGTAACCCTACTCGAAATAGTGGAAGGTTCCGTGAGTGTTTTAGAAAGTATAGAGATTATTGGAAAACGTATCAGATTGATAGCCGTACAGTGAAAATATCCAATAAAGCACAATTGCAACAATGGGTTGATGCTTACGGTGAAGATTCTGACTTTGTAAAAATCCGTGTTCGAGGTGTGTTCCCTTCCGCATCAGATTTGCAGTTTATCTCTACTGAAATTGCGGATAAGGCACAAAAACAATCTTATAAACCGGGAGCATTTGACCATTTACCGGTAATCATTGGTGTTGACCCAGCGTGGACTGGCTCAGACTCTTTAGAAATAGTAATGCGGCAAGGTTACTATATGAAGTCGCTGGCGTCTATTCCTAAGAATGACGATGACTGGCGTATGGCTCAACTCATCGCTCAGTTCGAGGACGAATACAAAGCTGATGCCGTATTTATTGATATGGGGTACGGAACAGGGATATATTCTATCGGTAAGCAATTAGGGCGCAAATGGCGATTGATTGAGTTTGGCGGTAAGAGTAATGACCCTGTATACCTCAATATGAGGGCCTACATGTGGGGACAGATGAAAGAATGGCTCCGTGAGGGTGGCTCGATACCACCGAATGACCAAGCACTCTATGATGACATCGTAGGGCCGGAAGCGATCATTGATAAGAATGGTCATATTCAGCTTGAAAGTAAAAAAGATATGAAAGACAGAGGGTTACCATCTCCAAACAAAGGGGATGCTCTCGCCTTGACCTTTGCTGCACGGGTCGTTAAAAAAAGTGAAACAGGCAATAGGATTGTAGCTAATACAAGTTACAATCCTTTTTAATTGTAGAAAGTGAGGGATTGAGATGTGTATGAAAGGTGCATCTGCTAACTATACACCACCTGCTCCGGCTCCGACTGTTCAAGCGAATATGAGCAATCAGACTGGTGAGGAAATGGCAGAAACTAAACGTAAATTCAAACGTGGCTTTGAATCTACTATTTTAGGACCAACAGGAAGTGGTCAAAAATCAATTTTAGGAGGCTAGCATGGCGGAAATGGAATCTTTACTAGCTAGACAACCTACGGAAGGTGTAAAGCCTGTTAAGCGTGATTATACGAAGTTGAGAAAGAAATTCTCTCAACTATTTAATGCGCAGCAACGATACATTAATAAGTGGAAGCAGTTGCGTGACTATCAGTTGCCGTTCATAGGTCAATTTGATGGTGAGGACGACCAATCAGAGCCTTACAATGGTAAAATTCTAAATCCTGTAGCTTGGGAATCTTGCCAAATATTCGCCAGTGGTGTCATGAGCGGCTTAACGCCTCCAAGCCGTAAATGGTTTAAGCTAACCATGGAGAACATCGACGTAGCAGCTAATAGCCAAGTTGCTGAGCTGTTGGATGAACGAGAGGAAATCTTGTATGCGGTTCTTGCTAAATCCAATTTCTACAGCGTAGTCCATCAAATCTACATGGAATTGCCTATTGGGCAAGCTCCAATGGGGATATTTGCTGATAGTGAATCTGGTGTTCGTTTCACATCGTATCCAATAGGTACCTATGCTATTAGCACAAACAGCAAGGAAATTGTAAATATCTTTGGTCGTAAATACAAAATGACAGTAGATCAGATTGTCGAACAGTTTGGGTATGATAACTGCCCAGATAACATTAAGAATATTTACGACAATGGAAACAGCTTGCAACAATCATTCACAGTCAATTGGTTGGTTGAGCCTAACAAGGACCGTAAGGATAAGTTGGGACGTCGCAATATGCCGTATTCATCTATCTACTGGGTGGATGGTAGCAATAGCGATGAAGTGTTGTATCATGGGGGCTTTGAAGAATGGCCAATTCCAATCGCTCGACATACGTCAATGGATTTGAATGGCTACGGTAAGGGTGCCGCATGGTTTGCTCAACCAGATTCACAAATGCTGCAGAAGCTAGAATTTGACTATCTAACAGCCGTTGAGTTAGGTGTTAAACCTCCTATGCAAGCACCATCTGATGTTATCAGTACGGTTAACTTGTATCCGGGTGGCATTACAGAAATTGAGGGGCAACATAAAGTTGAACCGATGTTTGCTGTACAGTCTAATTTACAGGATATTCAAAATAAGATTGCAGTAACAGAGGATTCAATCAAGAGAGCCTATAGTGCTGATTTATTTTTGATGTTAGACCAAATCGACAAGGGCCAGATGACGGCTCGTGAGGTAATGGAGAGGACTCAAGAGAAACTGCAACAATTAGGTCCTGTGGTCGAACGGCTACTATCTGAATTCTTGAACCCAATCATTGAACGTGTGTATGCGGTGCTAGATCGTGCCGGTGTATTCCCGCCTGTTGAGGATGAGGAACTTCTCGACCAGTTGAACGGCCAAGAGGTGAAGATTGAATATATCTCGCCGTTAGCCCAAGCGCAAAAGATGAGTTCATTAGTTAATATTGAACAGTATTTTGCATTCATCATGAGTTTGGCACAGGCTAATCCTAATATCGTCAACAAGTTCAACTTTGAAGAGGCCGCCAATACATATGGAGTTAACTTAGGTGTACCGGCTAAGATTATTCGCTCCGATGACGAGTATCAAGAAATTTTAGCGCAACAGGCACAGGCACAGGCTGAACAGGAACAGCAACAACAATTGATTCAGGCTGCACAATTAGCACCTCAATTGGCTGGAGCAGCAAAACAAGCAACAGACGCCGCCAATGATGGCAATCCTGCACTACAGCAGTGGCTAGGAATGGACGGTGTTTAGATGAAAACAATTAAAGATTATATGCAAGAGCGAGATAAGCAAGCACTTAACCACGTACTTAGCACAGAGCTAGGTAGGTGGTTTTTTTGTAGGCTCATGGACCGCTCAGGCATATTAAAGCAATCGTTTACTGGTAATTCAGAAACATATTTTAACGAGGGAAAACGCAAGGTGGGACTGTTATTCCATGGTGACCTAAACAAATTAGGCATCGATGGCGTTAAGCAGTACCACCAAGCGCAGCTCGAATATATTGGGCAACAAGAATATTTTAATAATTTAGTCGAAAAGGAGAAACAAAATGGCTGAAGAAAATATGGGAGCTAACAATAGCATGACTGGCAATGAACCGGGCGCGAATCCGGACCAAAATAATCCTACGCCACCTACTGAACCACCTGCTAAACCAGATGGTGAAGGTAGTAATCCATCTGTACTAGGCGGTGATAATACGCCACCTGCTGAACCAACGGTTTATGATTTCAAGGATGTATTCCCTGAAGGTACTGAACTTGATGAAACTGTATCTGCTGATTTTAGCAAACTGCTTAACCAAGTCGGTGCTACACAGGAACAGGCTGTTGAGCTAGCCAAGTTCGGTAGTCAGTACGCACAGAACATCTTAACTGCTTATCAAGAGCAGCAAGAGCAAGCGATTGTTGAAAAGCAACAAGCGGATTACGAAAACGCCAAAAAGGAATTAGGCGGTAAATTCGATGAAACTGTAGCCCTCGCAGGCAAAGGCATCGAAGTACTAACTAAAGCGGTACCGGAATTACGTCAATTACTTGTTAATAGTCATATCGACAACAATATCAACATGATTAAGGTGTTTGCTGCCGTTGGTGAAATGGTTCAGGAAGATCCGGGTGTTGGTAATTCTAAAGGCAGTCATGAAATTACAACTGAACAACAATTGGCTGAATCTATTTATAGTGACATGAAGAAATAAGGAGAAATTAAATGGCAATTGGAACATTAAACCCTACTTTGCTCGATGTAGCACAACGTGTAAAAGGTGATGGTCATCTCGACAAAATTGTTGAAATGATGAACCAAACCAATGAAGTTTTAACTGATATGACAATGCTTGAAGGTAACCTTGCAACTGGTAATATGACTACTATTCGTACTGGTTTACCAAAGTCAACTTGGCGTTTATTCAACAGCGGTGTTAACCAAGATAAATCCAAAACAGCACAAATTACAGATGCCTGCGGTATGCTTGAAGCATATGCAGTTGTTGACCGTAAATTAGTAGATATTTCTAACAATGCTGCTGAATTCCGTTTACAAGAAGATCGTGCATTCTTGGAATCTATGAACCAAGAAATGGCATCTACTTTATTCTATGGTTCTAAAGCTGAGCCTGAAAAGTTTATTGGTTTATCTCCAAGATACAATGATAAAACTGCTCGTTCTGCAGAAAACCTTATTGATGCAGGTGGTACCGGAAATCAATTAACATCCATTTGGCTTTGCGTATGGGGTCCTAACACTATGTATGGTTTCTTCCCTAAAGGTGGCAAGGCTGGCTTTAATATTGACCCAGATGGTGTAGTTGATGCACTTGATAGCGATGGTAGAAAGTACAAAGCATACCAAACTCACTATTCTTGGGACTTGGGCTTAACAGTACGTGACTGGCGCTACGCTGTTCGTATTGCGAACATTGATGTATCTAAACTTACAAAAGATGCATCTGCAGGCGCTGACCTTATCAACTTGATGATTGATGCGGAAGAAAAAATCCCTAACCTTGGTATGGGTCGTCCGGTATGGTACATGAACAAAACTGTTCGTGGTTTCTTACGTAAGCAACTTAACAAAGGACATCAATATCAAACTGCAGCAGGTCAAGAACCGGGCAAAATCGTCGTTGATTTTAACGGCATTCCAGTACGTCGAACTGATGCATTGATCATTGGCGAACAACAAGTTAAATAATAGGGGGTAACCAAACTATGATGATTGATAAAGAAAATGTATTCTTTTGGAAAAAAGCTATCACGGCAAATACAAACTCTGATGTTGTAATGAATGGTGAAGGGGGCGACGCAGTTGTCGCTCCTTGGATGGTTATTCGTGTTGATGCGGATGTAACCGGTACAGGTTTATTCAATGTCTATACTTCTGATAAGGAAAATATGGCAGATGCCAAGTTGTTAACCGGTATTACGTTCCCGCAAAATGCAAAAGCTGGTGAAGAACGTGTGATGCGTATTCCAGCTGGTGCGAAAAAGTTTATTAGAATCAACGCTAATAACATGACTGCGGGTACTATTACCGCATTCCTTACATTTGATACGAATATTGCTCAATAAGGTGGTGTAATTATGTTAGTAACAACTAAGCAAAAAATGTATCTAACAATG